CTTTTCAAGATGCATCACCACGAACTGCAACAGAGGCAATGTGTTTTAATTTACCAATATTAATGAATAAAAACATTCTAGGTGGATGGCAATATATGAATGAAAAAACTGGTTCTTTTTATGACCCGAATAATATAGAAGCATTTGATGAAACATTAGAAAAATTCTTAAAAAAACTAAATAATAATGAATATACCCCTAGAGAATGGTTTATTGAAAATTATGGTAAATATAACACTGGTAAACGCTTATTGAAATTTGTTAGTGAAGTATTTAAACCGGAAGAACTTAATTTCAAAGCTGATGAAGTAGACTACCTCAAACCTGGTATCTAAGAATAAAGAAATAATAAAAATATTTATATTTAATAGAATAACTTTTTAGTTTTTATTTTAAGTAAAAATGGCAGCAAAAACATATCAATTAAGAAAAAAGCCAATCAAAGTAGGCAGGTCGCTTGTATATGTTGAAGGCAACGAGTTAGATAAACTAGCAGACAATGAACCACAACACATTGAACCAATGCAATTAGTAAATAAAAATAAACAAAAAAATGTAAATATATGTATATTTTTAATTGAAGAAATAGAAAATCTTATTGTAAACTATAATCAGAATCGTTTTCAGAATGAGTTTATGCAACATTTTTTAGCAACATATAAGCAATACTTTGAACAACAACAAAAAAATTTAGAAGATGGTAAACCTCTAGATTCGAAAACATTTTTTCATAACCACAAAATAGTAAATTATTTATTACTACAAATTAAAGAAATTATTAAAACTATTTCAAATGATGAAACATATAAAACTAAAAAAGAATTACTTCAGTTAGAATTATTCGATAAATTTGGAGAAGACATTAAAGAATTAAATAAAGAATTAACTATGCAAGGAGGTGCATTTAAGAAATCAAGACGCCGCACACATAAAAACAAGAAAACAAAAAAATTAATTGGCAAACAAAGAAAATATTAGAAAACATAATCATAGCATCCGCAAATTATTAATCAAATCGCTGAAACTAGACCAACCACTCCCCATAAATGCAGTTGCACCAACACAAGTATATATATCTACAACTGCATCTTCTAGATCTGTTTGTCTCAAAGTGCGGCGTGGGGTAATCCATTTCATAGCCTTAATTCTCGTGCCATATCTAGATGTATATATTTCTTGCGTGCCTAGATTATCAGTTGCTAGGTATATATTGGTCTCGGATGCTTGCTTATCTAGAAATTCAAAAAACCCCGCATCTGAAGTGAATTTATTATTTGCCATAGCATCCTTAATATGGTCGGTTCTTCTAGCGTGTATAGCCACAAAACCAGAACCGCTGGTTCTTAGTTCTGCAATATTAGAATTTATTCTAGCGTGAATATGTGGCTTAGGATTAAGCGCAGCGTACATGCTAGGATGATTAAATTCTTCTAGAACACCACATCCTTGATAATCATACTTTGCACCGGGATTATAACCTTTAATAAATCTAATACCGGGAATGGGTGTAAAGTAATCTAGGAAGAATCCAGGGCAAGCATCTGATAATGCCCAACAGACTATAAGTTCGCGACCTTCTTTCTTAGCTTTGGCATACCATGAAAACACAACACGCAGCATATTACATAGCCCACCTTCGGGCATAATTACTAGAGTCATTTCCTTTAGCTTTTCTGTTTTTACAATATATTAATTTTTTGTAAATTAAGCATATTTACAAATAAATGGCTATAGTATTTTTAACGGTGCAAATAACTTCATTTATTTTAGATATACATATACTCTGCTAAATAAATGACTATAGAAATGGACATTGAAACAATTACAATTATAATCCTAGGATTAATGCTTTTAATCTATACTTGTAATGATTATTTAATACCTTTTCTAACTGGTTCCAATCCCCACGACCTGCTAGAAGGTTTTTCATCTCAATATTCTTCCTTGTCATCTCAAGCATTTCCTACACCTGGAAACCATTCACAACAAACAGCAGCATTTGATACTAATTGGTACTTACGAGATCCTCATCGTGCGATTATCCGTAGTAATAAAATCGCTTTGCCAGTGATATCATATGGATTTTATGAAAATGGTTCCTATGATGACTTAGTAGGGACATACTTTCGCCATCATATATACCCAATAGAACCGCAACAACTAGCTACTGGGCTAGATACCATTTACAAATTCATAAATGGGGATATTGATTTGGCATTTATAAATGAAGAACTGCTAGTCCGATATATTAAACAAGATTGTAAGTATCTGACCCGATATATCATAGATCAACTAGGGCTAGAGAGCTATGATCTCTCTCAACCTGATAATATCACCCGGCTTTATCCGCCAGTGAATTTCAGTGCCCTAGGTGTGGGATATCACGTACATCCTTTTCTGATAGTAAATAACTTTTCGAATATCCGAGACATTCTAGATATCAAGGATAAATCAATCGGTGTGCTAGAAGACAGTTATTATTACCTTATGAAAATAGCAGCAGCATATCAACTAGATATTGGAAATTCATCGTTAAAAATAGAGCGGCATTTACATTTAGAAGATATGCTAGATAATTTCCGAACGGGTAAATATGATGGGATCTTTTTAGTAGTACATCCTAAAAATAAGCAATTATTAGAATTAACTCTAAATATGAAAGTTCGATTTATTCATATCCAGAAGCAACAATCTCTAGCGGATGCACGTAGCAACCTAGCAAATCTAATCCCAGAACAGCAAGGAACTAATAATAAGGCACCACCTCCGCCGCCAGATATGAATCGACAACAGATTTACAGTAAGACCTTAATGGATGATTTAGGTAGTACCGGCAATCCGAAGGAAAGTTTCAATTCGCTTATGAAGAAATATTTCCATCATCTAGAACCTTATACCGTTAATCTAAATAAATTTCATAAAAGTGGAAATATGTATTCGTATCTAGAGACTTATTCTACGCGGATGCTACTTTGTGTAAGAGATGATATTCCTAGCGAGCGCCAGACATACATTACTCGAAATTATATAGATAATCTAAACAAGGTCAGAGACCGGATAGACCGTGAGGAATTCGTGCCCCAGCTAGATAATTTTTCATCTTTGGAATTCCAGTATGAAGCATTGCTAGGATTCGATAAAGTCATACCATTAGCCCCCGGTGCTAGAGAAGTATATAAGGATGAAGGATTGATTTATTATGAAGATGATGCTAGATGTAAGATATGATTCTCATTATTTAATTGCCGGCTTAATTCTTTTGCCAGATAATGTTGTTTTACGAATATAACGTTTTGCTTGTTTGAATAATTGATCTATATTGTTTGTATTCTTTCTATCAATGATAATAAGCCAATTCTTGCCATCATTTGCCTCTAATAGTTTTTTATTACTTTTCAATAGTAATGCATTTTTCTTAGTGCAATATAGAACGGTTTCTCGAACAAATTCTAAATCAATCTTATATAATTCAGTACGATTTTTTGCTTGATATTTCTTCAAATTATCTTTCATACATTTTTCTATATCGTCAGCTTGGTCTGTTTTATAGGCAAATACAATAGGTAATTCACTAATTCTGGCTACTTTATATTGTTTCATTCGATTATTTAGTTCTGATGTTTTACCTATTTTGTATATTTCATCATCAACTTTAAGAACATAAATCATTGCTTGATTTTTATTATTTTCTATAAATTCTTGATTGGTAGTTTTAATTCCTAATTGACGTTCTAGAGACTCCACAATGTTATCTTTATATTTGATGATGAGTTTCTCTAGCTCAATATAGAACTTACGAACTAAAGCTGCTTTTTCACACTTGGAAATCATACATAGTAATTTGGCACAAGTGTATGTTAGCATAACAATTTTAATGTTATTGGTTCCAGTTCCTGGTAGCTTTTCTGTTGGCTTGGTTTCTATGTAATCTTGATTTTCAATAAAATTGGATTCTAGAAGTCGCTTGAGATTTTCTTTGCGTAAGTCAAGCCAGAATGCGATATCTTCTAAATTTATAGTAAAGTCATATTCATTTTGCCCTTCATCATAGAAGCTATAGAAATCATCTATAAACTTTGAGTCAATCAAAGAATGCCGTTTAAGAAAATCTGTAATTTTCATCTTTATATTAAACTCTGAAATTTATTTAGTCAGATTTAAGTAAATAAAATAATTTAAGAATTTTTACTTGATATTTTCAAAATGGTAAAATTAACTACTAAGAATTCCAGTATGAAGCGCTGCTAGGGTTCGATAAAGTCATACCATTAGCCCCCGGTGCTAGAGAAGTTTATAAGGATGAAGGACTGATTTATTATGAAGATGATGTAAGATGTCGCGTTTGAATTTTGTTTCTAGCTAGAATATAAATAGCATTTCAAAATCTAAAATGGTTGTAAAAACTAAACGCAAGTCGCAAGTCGCAAGACGCAAGTCGCAAGACGCAAGTCGCAAGTCGCAAGTCGCAAGTCGCAAGTCGCAAATATAAAACATTAAAAGGGGGTAGTAATCATATGCCACATGGACATCAAAAATTAAAAAGATTTCCAACAGGTAGTCATACACAACCAGTTGCACCTAAATTAAGTAGAACATTTTTTGGTAGTAGAAAATATAGACCTATTACCGTAGCTAATATTTCATCCCCTATTAATCGAATGTTAATTCAACCTCAATCTAGACAATTAAAATTAACAAACGGACAACAATTAGAAACAAGTACATCATATGTACCAGTTAGCAGAACAGAATATAATGGTTTTTCTCATTATATTGGAGGTCCTGCTACTAAAGAAGTTACAACAATTGAAGAAGTATAAAAAAATATATTGATTAAAAATTGAATTTATTTTGTCTAGCATAAACAGATATATATTTATAATCCAACATACATTATTCATATCCCCCAATTACAGCACTTCACAATCCCCATCCCCAATAATGGAATTAGATCTTGATTTCACATCCCAACAAGCCAAATATAAAACCGTGCGGGATATACTAACATCCCCTAGTAAGAAATTCATTGTGTTAGATGGCGTTATTTCTGCAGGTAAGACAACTCTTATCCGCCTGCTAGAAGAAAAGCTAAACCGCGAGGGTCCTCTCAAGGTTAAGGCGATTTACGAACCGGTTGATCTTTGGAACAGTACAGGTGCCTTGCAATATTTCTATGATGATGTACCTAACCGCGCATATGAATTTCAGACCTATACTTATATTACACGGATTGCGCGTGTTATCAATGAACTAGCTGCGACTCCTGATGCGGATGTCTATCTGCTAGAACGTAGTATTTGGACTGACCGTTATATCTTTATGGCCCTCTTAAAAACACATATTGGCGACTTGAAATGTCAAATGTACGACCAATGGTGTGATTTATGGGCGTATATTTTGCCAATGAGGGTTGATAAATGGGTATTCTTAGATACTTCGCTGGAGGAAAGTCTTAAGCGGATTAGGATACGCAATCGTGAAGCTGAAAGCGGGGTTTCGGAAGAATATCAAACTGCACTTTACAATAAGCACATAGAATTTTATAATGAACTTAAAAAACAGGGGCGTCCGGTGCTAGTTATATCACCGCAATTGATGGATGATAATTTTATAACTAATTCAAATACTTTATCTGCAATAGCTTCCAAGGTTATGGCTTTCTAGTTGTCTTATTAAATAATGAAAAACAGCAAAAACAATATTCTAAATAAAAAAATTGATTTTTTGTATTTTTAGTTAGACAATATTTACAAAAAAACATTTTGACAATGGCATCTCCAGGGACACCAAATCTGCCCAATCTACCAAATCTGCCCTGTCAGCTGAAGAGGTCTATTTCAATTCGTGAAGCAACAACAACTGACGGATTTACGGTGTTTGCAAATAAGCACGATACCTATCGTATTCAAGAAGGAACACTAAATGATGCAATTGAGAATAATTACATTGATGCACACGATGCCATGCTAGCTAGAACTGCGAAGGCTCGGCGTATTGCCAGAGAGATTTTGGCAAACCTGCAGCGCTCTCCTGATGTTCAGGATGAAACTAAGAAGCATGAGACTATTGATCGTGCCGAGTCTGCTGATGATGCCAACGAGGTTAAGGGTGCTGACAAAGATGCAGGCGATGAGTGCAAATCTGAAGATGCAGACAGCTCCACTGATGAAGACAAACAGTAGGTTAAATAATGTTCCTAGGTGTCTCTAGAGTGACTAGTCGAATACAATTGTAACTTCTTTTTTTTGTGGTTTTTTGCTTTTCTTAATAAAATCTTTCTCTTGTTTGGTAATGACGTGATATACTAGATATTTAGTTCCTTTGATGAATTTCTCCCGGCTTTGTAAATCGTGGTCATGCATCTTTAAAAATTGTCTCAAAATAGTAATCAATGCTTTATCATTTAGGGTACCCACATATTTATCCCGTTTACAGGGTATATAACATTCTTTAATTTCGTTTTCAAAAGCGCTAACTGCAACAAGAGTATTTAATTGTGCCATATCTAGCAAGGTAAATTCTGTGGTATTATCATTGATATCACGAATACCAAATTTGGGTAGCATTTTATTTATGAGTTCCAGAGACGGTCTATGTATAAATAATTGATTCAAAACCATATCTAGCAATCCCTGGCACTGCTACTTTAGAATTAGAAAAATGGAATGCTTTTTTTACCTAGAATATCACAAAGACTTCCTTCTAGATATTTTTGTTTTATGTGTTCTTGTTTTTAGTTTTCTAGAATGCTTTTTAGTTTGCTTGATATTAGTCCGTTTGGCAGATGTAGGTGGGAATGAAAGCACCAGATGACGGAATGTAGATTTGGAATTCTTAGAAAAAGTACCATTTTTTTGCGTATTTATGAAAAAAGGTATTCTAGCACGTTGTTTATAATCTACAATCTCTAGATTATAATTTCCTACATCGCCTAGAATATCATGAATTACTTTAATTAAGTGCTTATTGCTATTATGATGCTTCAAGACTAATTCATTATCAGATTTAGTCTTCAACCAAGATTTGGGATATAGATTATACGGAAGATGAAAAAATCCACCAGGTTTTAGATTATTTTTCACATCCTTATAAAAGCTGCGCATAAAATCAATATATTTATATTCTGAATCATCAGTAAACATACCATACACCGGGCAGTGTACACTAACGATAATATCATATTTACGAGGTAATTTATTCCATTCTCGGTATTGGGTTTCGTCTAGTTTGCATTCCCGTTTTTCAATATAATCAATATTAGCAATGCCAAATATCCGCTTTGCTTCTGCTAGTTCATCAGCATCATAAAGATTATAATATTTTGGATTCTTGGCGGTAATATCACCTGCTAGATAAGCGGGGTCGTGTGTATGTTTGCAATGACAAGCAACTAGAACATTCATTCCAAACTTTGAATAATTCTAATGTGAACAAATAAATTAGTTTATAAGCAAATTGTAAAATATTTATAATTATTAAAAAAATAAAATTAAAAAAATAAATATGGATTCAACAATAAACTTAAATATTGAATTTTGCGTACCAAATAGAGAAGCATTTGAAATTGCTAGGGCGATATTTGCAGATATACCTACGATCAAGGTTTCTAATACATCAATAACCGCAGCACAATATTCTACAATTATAAGTGCAGGTAATTCTTTTGGAGAAATGAATGGTGGTATTGATGGAATTATAAATACATTATTATCGGCATATACTCCATCTAGATACATTCAAGAAGATGTAAAATCTGTGATAAATAATAAATATATAGGAGAATTACCGGTTGGAACTAGCATCTTGGTAAAAACAAATCATCCGAGATATACATCATTGATATATACACCAACAATGCGAGTTGCCGAGAATGTATCAACTACATTAAATGCATACCTGGCATTTAGAAGTTCATTACTACTAATGATGCACGCACAAATAAAATATGCATCGGTGCCATTATTTTGCACAGGAGCCGGCGCTATGTCTATAATTAAATCTTGCAATCAAATGAAGGAAGCATATACATCTATAACTAAGAAAATATTAATAAATGGTGATTGGAATATATATCATTCACATCATAGAAAACTATTAAATATGTAAATACGTAAATACGTAAATATATAACTAAATAAAAGCATAAATTAAAAAACATCTAAAACAAAAATTATTGAAACCTAAACCTTGCCTAAACCTTGCCTAAACAGAAATCCAAAGTGTTCTTATGATTAACAACCGGTTTTGACCGTTTCAATTTCAGTTCATTATTAGCGGCCTGGATCCGGGTCTTATCAACTGGTATGAAGGTGTTATTGAGATTAGTTTTCTTATAAATCTCTTCCAACATAGGAATAATGGTATTGCACGGCGGGAATTCGACTCCATATGACTTATCATTAGTACCGGTAATATTACGGTATTCTTCTATTTCCAAAGTACCGCCAAACATCTTTAATCCCATTTTATCAAATGCGGGCACTATACTGGTATATTCCTTATATACTTTAAAATTTAGAAGATTTAACAATGCAACTTTCTCCCAGAGCGCATCATCATCCTGGTAGAAATGTAATATATATGATAAAACACAATTGGCCGAACAGAAATTGCCAAAAAGCTGAAATTTACCATTAGTGAATTTATAGGGAACACCCCACGGAGTATTTTTGAAAGAATGACAATCCCATAGACAAGGAATATCGGTTTTTTCAGGCCATTTATCACCATTCATACATCCACCTAAATGGGTTAATACATTGAATTTATCTGTATTGGTATAATACTTGTTATTGAGGATAATATCAATTTGTCGGGTATCTTTATCTCTTTCTTTTTCCATACTAAGTATGATTTCAGAACCATTTCTATGGCATTGACAATTTTGGCAGTTTAGGCATTTGTTAGAACCTAATGCTTTCATGTCAGGTGTAATATTATTATTGGGAATGGAACTAGAACCATCTAATGATGCAGTGTTACCTAAACCAATATCTTCATCTATATTCACATCCATATTATCATTTAAAAGCGAATAACCTATATTACCACCTTTTAGGTCTTCGGGATTGTAAGGTTTAGGTGTAGTAATAACAGGATTATATGGAAAGAGGTCCTTGCCTAGATTAAATTCTTCATTGAGTTTCAGGCAACTAAGCGGTAATTTAATAATAACATTATCATCTTTTTTATTATTGCGGGCATATTCATCAATGTCTGCGGTTTCATATTTAAACTTATCTTTCGGTTTACGACCACGACGTTTGGTTTTAATAGAACCATCATCATTATTATCATCATTAACTTCATTTACTTCTACAGTTTCTCCAAATTCAGTCCCTACCACTGGTTGATTTGGCATAGTAATATTGAGTTCTGGAATTACTTCTAGCTGGTATAAGTCTTCCAGTTCTGCTACCGGTTCTGCTTCCTGTTGCTTGTTTTTACGTCCACGTTTGCCAGCTTTTTTATTTACATTTTCACTTATATCTTCTTGAATTTGTTTTTCATTAGATAGTACTTGCTTATTAGATGCGCGTGCCATTCTTATTATTCTAGCTATTTAGCTGCCTAGCTGTTGGTGTAGTTAAAAATGCTAGAATCATTTTATGTTAAAAAATAAAAAACGAAATCAGATAACTTAAAGAGCACTAGCATTGGATGAATTGGTATCCAATAAAAGATGGTTAAAGCAACTAGGTTGATATATATTAGTCCCACCAACCAGTATTTGTGAATTAGATGCAACTAAACGTTTTGAAAAAGGTGCAGAGGCATTGCAAATATAACATTTTGCAAGCAATTTGGTAATTGAACTAGCATAAGGAATTAATTCTAATAAACGCGAATAATTTTGGAATGGTTTCTGTTGAAAATCACCATCTAAACCAAATATCCAAATGGTTAGTGCTTTTTTAATAGTTCTCCGTGAGTTCATTATATTTAAAACAGTTTCATAAAGATCTGTAAAAAACTGGGCTTCGTCGATAAGTAGATATTGCTTTTCAGTATAGCAATGGTTAGGTTCATTCATATCTAATTGACAAAGCTTATTCAGACTTTCGGAATCCATTTTGCAGCCATTATGACTACAAATTTTATTATTATCATAACGTGAATCACTAGAATGATTAACTAGCAATATTTCATCAATAGGTACCCCGTTTTGAACTAATTCATGCACCTTATTAATCAGGTGTGTTGTTTTACCGGCAAACATTGGCCCTACTACTAAATGTAATTCTATTACAGGATCGCCCATTTTTTGAACTTATTACCTTCTAAATGTTTATCGGTTGGCTTTTTAAAAGCCAAAAATATCTTTTATATTCAATTTTATTTTACTTTACTAGAAATACAAAATAAAAAAACTTGGAAAAAAC